AACTATGGCTATAAATTTGGTCAAGACGAAGAGACATATAACATCGTTGCAGCTCATGGCTACTTCGGTAGATTAATTTTTCAATATGCTTCTTTCAATAATTCTCGCGCTTTACATTTTTTTCTTGGTACTTGGCCCGTGGTTGGCATATGGCTCACCTCAATGGGAATCTGCACAATGGCTTTCAACCTTAATGGTTTCAACTTTAACCAATCAATAGTTGATAGTAATAACAAGATAGTTCCTACTTGGGCTGACGTAGTTAACAGAGCCAACTTAGGATTTGAAGTAATGCACGAACGTAATGCTCATAATTTCCCACTCGATTTAGCAAGTGTTGGATCCACACAAATTGCCCTTACCGCCCCAGAAATTGGTTGAAAAAATTTTAATTTATTTAACTTTTTTAACTAATTTATTTATCTGCTCAGGCGTAATTAGACATTGGAATAACATGCCACATCAATCACCCGGAGGAGGATTTGGTTCAGCTAGACCTGTTCAATTCTCTCCAGAAAAGAAACAAAAAGAAGAGGAGTTTCAGTCTTTAGAAGAAGCTCTTACCGGGGAAGTCAAAAGAGACTTACCTGAACCAGAGGGAGATCCCTCTTACTAACGCTACGTCCGTTCATCCCTTATGGGACGCATGACTCCTAAGCATGGAACGGGGCTTAGGTATATGGAGATAGCAATGAAAGTTACTTTCGTATATCGTGGCGTTGCTTACACAAGAATAATCGGTTAAGCGATCTGGGAGGTGCAAGTCCTCCCTATTCAATTTGGCTTTTTGCCCGTACGCGGATACCAATTAGCCGTCATGACGGTGGGATAGACCACATATATCAATGAGTCCAACTAAGACTCACAACTTTTTACGACGTCGTAGGTGTAAATATACCCTTAAATTTTAACTAAATAAATGGCACATCAAACCGATTATACCAATGCTGCTGGGACTCAGGCACAACTAACACGCCAAGGTCAAAGCAACAGTGCAGGTGACGCCAGACAACTTTATTTAGATTTGTTTAGTGGAGAGATGTTCAAAGGATTCCAGCACGAGACAATCGCTCGTGACATGGTGATGAAGAGAACACTTAAAAATGGAAAATCATTACAGTTTATCTACACAGGTAGAACAACTGCTGAGTTCCATACTCCCGGAAATAGCATTCTAGGTAACAGTGATGGTGCACCTCCAGTCGCAGAAAAAACTATTACATGCGACGAGCTCTTAATTTCAAGTGCATTCGTTTATGAACTCGATGAGGTTCTTGCTCACTACGAATTAAGAGGAGAGATTTCCAAGAAGATTGGATACGCTCTTGCTGAGAAGTATGACAGACTTATCTTCCGTGCAATTACACGTGGAGCTAGAGCTGCTTCTCCAATAACAAAAGCTAACTTCATTGAACCCGGCGGTACACAGATTGCTGTTGGAACAAGTGAAGCACACGCTTTTGATGCTGCAAAACTTGTAGATGCTTTCTACAACGCTGCTGCTGCTTTAGATGAAAAAGGAGTCAGCTCTCAAGGTAGATGCGCGGTGATCAACCCAAGACAATACTATTCCTTGATAAATAATGCTGGATCATCTATCGCTAATGGACTAATTAACCGTGATGTTCAAGGTACTGCTTTACAGTCAGGTAAAGGAGTAGTTGAAATTGCAGGTATCAAAGTTTATAAATCAATGAATATTCCATTCCTTGGTAACTATGGTACTAAGCACGGTGGTAGTACAGGTATTACCTCTCCCGGTAATCTTGGTAGTGCAATTGCTGCTACATCTGGTCAATTCGCTGTTGAAGATGCTTCTGGTGCTTCTACAGGTATCAGAAATGACTACGGTACTGACGCTGAGTTAGGTGCTAAGTCATGTGGATTAATCTTCCAGAAAGAAGCTGCTGGTATTGTTGAGGCAATCGGACCTCAAATCCAAGTAACTTCTGGAGATGTTTCAGTTGTATACCAAGGTGACGTAATCCTTGGACGCTTAGCTATGGGAGCAGATTATGTTAATCCTGCTGCTGCTGTTGAGCTTTACGCTGGATCAAGTGCACCTTCTGCATTCTAATTTATACATTTTTACGGGACCTTCGGGTCCCTTTTTTTTTATTTATGACTACTCAAATAGCAACCGATACCGAACTATCCGCAGTTAATTCTATCTTGGGTAGTATTGGTCAATCACCAGTTACAGCAATAAACTTTGTTAACCCAGAACTTAAATTTATATATAACATTTTTGAAGAAGTTACTAAAGATGTTTGTAATGAAGGTTGGCATTTTAATACTGAGGAACATGTTAAGAAAGAACCTCTTACAGTTGCACCTTTAAAATTCATACCTATTGAAAATAATGCTTTAAGATATGATGTTTCTGATGGACAGCATCTACGTACTCAAGATGTCATACGTAAGTATTACAACAATGTAGCTTATCTATACGATAAAAATAAAGCATCTCGTATTGATACAACTAATGCAGGTTTTGAATTTGATGAACATGTACATTTAGACATTGTTTATCTAAGAAGTTTTGTAGAGATACCACCAGTATTTCAAAGATACATAATTGCAAAAGCTTCAAGTAGAGCTGCTGCTCAACTCGTAGCTAACCCCCAACTCGTACAACTATTAGAAAAACAAGAGGCTTCAACAAGAGCTTCTGTTATGGAATATGAATGTCAGCATGGAGATCCTTCCTATTTAGGCTGGCCAGCAGGACGTTCGTACGGATCATATCAACCTTATCGCGCCTTAATTAGATAATGACAAGTGTTACTCAAACAATACCTACATTAACTGGAGGTTTATCTCAACAACCAGATGAATTAAAAAGACCGGGACAAGTTAATGTCGCAACAAACGTATTACCTGACGTGACATATGGGTTGTTAAAACGTCCCGGTGGAGACTTAATAGCTTCTTTAAGTAATGGTACTTTAAATTCTTATACCACAGGTACATGGTTTCATTATTACAGAGATGATGTAGAGCAATATATAGGTCAAGTTATTAGACGTAATGGTCATGCTGATGATGGCAAGATCAGAATGTGGCGTTGTAATGCCATGACTATTGATGGTGTAGATTATGCTGCTGGTAGTGAAGTGAATGTTGTACATGCTGCTGATACACAGACGTATTTACAACACACATCTGATGAACAGATTCAAACATTGACTGTTAATGATTACACCTATCTAGTTAACAGAACAAAAAAAGTAGAAATGTTAACTGGTACTTCAGATAAAGAACCTGTAAGACCTCCAGAAGCTTATGTAGAAGTTAAACAAATTGCATATAGTAGACAGTATGCAGTTAATTTATTTGATAATACAACTACACAAACCACTTCAACTGCAACCAGAATTTTTGTAGAACAAACAGTTAATAGTAATGGCTCAGGTTATGGAGTAAGTGGAGCATGTAATTCAAGTGGAGATTTACCACCCGGTGGTACACTGCCCGGATCGTCAGGATATACAAGTAGGTGTACTAATGGTATAAATAGAGATTCATTTTGCCCGAATGTAGGTACTGAAATATTTTCTGTAGATCATGGTGGAAGTGGAGATCAAGATGATGCAAACAATACATCTTATACTTTTCAAGTAACTCCTAATGGAGGCAGCGCAGCAGACAGAAAGAATTTATATTTTAGAATAAGATGTACAGGTCAATCGACACCTGAAGGTGAAGATGATTCTCCTGATTATGTATGTAGATACACTGTAGATCATGACCTTTTGTATGGAGGTGAAGGTTGGAAAACAGGTGATTACTTTTATGTTTGGCTTAATAGAGCAAAATATAAAGTTACTGTTCAAGCACATAGTGAATCACAAGTACAAGCTAATTTAGGATTAATTAGACCTGAACCTACTTCCTTTGATACTAAAACAACTGTTACTCTAGAATCTATATTAGGTAATATTAGAAACGGTATTTTAGGTAGTAGTAATGGTGGAACAAACACTGCTTACCAATGGAAACAAGATGCTAATAACGGGTATGAAGTAAAACAAATAGGAAGTGGTATATACGTAACACGTCCTAGTTCACAAGGTATGTTTAGTATTGACACACCAACTGGAGATCTACTTAATGTTTTAACAGATACCGTTAAAGATATAGCTGATCTGCCAAGGCAATGTAAGCATGGCATGGTTGTTAAAGTTAAGAACTCTGAAAATGATGAAGATGATTACTATGTAAAATTTATTGGATTATTAAAAGATAATGGTAATCCCGATAATGATGCTGATTATTTAGATGGTGAAGGTACATGGGAAGAATGTCTCAAACCCGGAGAAGAAAAAACTTTTAATACATCTACTATGCCTATTATTCTTATCAGGACGTCTGATGGTAATTTTAGAGTAACTAAAGTAGATGGTTCTAGTTATAACATTACTAGACTAGGACAGACTGAAACTCACGTAGTACCAGCATGGGAATCAGCTAAAGTCGGTACAACTGTAGAAGGTGGAACAAATCCTAGACCAAGTTTTGTAGGTTCAACTATTAATAAAATAGTTTTTTTCAGAAATAGATTAGTGTTTCTTAGTAGTGAAAACGTGATAATGTCACGTCCCGGAACCTTCTTTGATTTCTGGAATAAAACTGCTATTGCTTTTAGTAATACAGATCCAATAGATGTTTCATGTAGCTCAGAGTATCCTGCTGATGTGTTTGATGCCTTACAAGTAAACTCTGGTTTAGTAATGTTTACAAGGAATCAACAATTTTTATTAACTACAGATAGTGATATTTTATCTCCGTTGACAGCTAAGATTAATGCTGTTGCTACGTTTAATTTTAATCCAAAAACTAATCCTATTTCATTAGGTACTACTATTGGATTTGTTGATAACGCAAATAAATTTAGTAGATTATTTGAAATGAATAGAGTTCTTCGAGAAGGAGAGCCGGATGTTGTTGAGCAAAGTAAAGTTATATCCACACTACTACCTAGAGATTTAGATCTTATAGCTAATAGTAGAGAAAATTCAATAATTTTTCTTGCTACAAAAGATACTAAAGATATATATGGTTTTAGATATTTTAATACCGCAGAGAAACGTCTATCACAAGCATGGTTTAAGTGGGAACTAAACGAAAATATTCAATACATGTGTTTTCAAGACGATACTTTAGTTGTCGTAACAAGAGATAATGGTATTGATAAGCTATTAAAGTTTTCAATTAAGTTAGATACTAATGGGCTTTTTGCTACTGATACAAAAGGTACAGCCGATACTAGCGATGACGTAACTTATAGAGTTTTCTTAGATAATGCACAAAGCTTTACACCTGTAACTACTGGTAGTAATGCTAACGCTTCTTATTCCAATGGTATAACTACAATTGACAAACCTAATGGCTTTACTTCTGGAACTGATCTAGTTGTATTTAACCCAAACTATGGTAATGATTTTGGAAGATATGCCACAGCAACTTTAGTAAACAGTAATACACAGATACAGATTGCAGGTGATTGGACTACTGGTAATTATCTCATTGGTTATTTATATGACATGCAAGTGGAATTACCAACAATTTTTGTCACGCAAAAATCAGGAGATACGATTAGATCTGATGCAAGGTCTTCATTAATACTGCATAGAATAAAAGTTAACTTTGGATCTATTGGTCAGTATTCAACAAAAATAAAAAGATATTTAAAAGATGACTTTGTTGATTTATTAGAAATGTCTTTTGCAGATTCTACAGCTACGAATAGAGCTGCAATTATGGAAGAGATACAGAGAACTATACCTATATACGAAAAGAATACTAATACAACCATAACTATTTCATCCAAACATCCCTTACCAGCAACAATTTATTCAATGTCTTGGGAAGGAGATTATTCAAATAAGTTTTATAGAATTGTCTAAATTTATTCACCCAATAACACAGGAAGCTGCCTTAGCTGTAGCTTCCAATCTTTTACCAGATGACTATAGAGAAGTATATGAGGGTCATGGACATGATCCTATTGAAGCAATTCCACAAGTTTCTCAGATAGGTGACACAATTTATTTCACAGTCCCCAATGGTCAAATTGCTGGAATAGCAGGAGTACAAGAAGATGGCAGAATCTGGATGCTATGTACACCAGCTATTCTTAAATATCCTCAAACTTTTGCAAGAGAAGCAAAGAGGTTTGTAGAAAGTAGAAAAGAGAGGTTGCTTTGGAATATCGTTGATAAACGAAACAAAGTACACATTAAACTTCTCACATTCCTAGGGTTCAAATTTTTAAGGGAATTAAAACACGGACCAAACAATTTATCCTTTATAGAATTTTGCCGTGTGTTTAGGAGCAGGAGCGCGAGCTCGAAATAAGGCTAGAAAAAATGCCTACATAAGAGAAGATCAAGAAAGAGTAGCGGATGCTATGGGTAAGATCTCTACTACTAAAACAAAGCAGGTCGACTATAACGTCGCTCTGAATGAAAGTGGATTAGAGTTATCTAAGGTATATGCTTCAGCCGATCTTGAAATGGCTAAAGCTAATGATGCTGCTATAAGAAAAAATGAAAATGCTTTTATTCAATATTTAGAAAATAGTATTGGAGAAAAGATGGCTGCTAGTGGTCAGACTGGTCGTAGTACTGATCGTATCTCAACTATCGAGTTAGGTAGATACTTTGCTCAAGGTAGTAGAGATATGAAATTACTGACTGAAAGTCAATACGCTATGCAATTTAAAAAAGAGGAAGCACGAAGGAAAGCTAGTAACTACGAAGATAGATTATTTGCAGACGTTATGAATGTTGATGTATTTAGACGTCCTCCTATGAAACCAGTATATGAAAATGTTGGTTTAGCAATGTTAACTGATGGGTTAAGTATTGCATCCTCTGTTGTTGGTTTAATGCCGAGTTAAAAAATGAAAGAATTTAATCCTTTAGGTCCTGTGGATTTAGCCTCTGGTTTACAACAGAAAGTTAATCAGGACCTACAATCTCTGAGAGAATATAATCAAAGAGCAAATCAAATAGATCAAGATAGAGCACAGATAGCTGAACAACCTCTTAATGCTATTAAGGCTGCGCTTAATTTCTCTGCAACATTAAAAGCTAAATTTGATAAAGATAAAGAAGAGAAAGAAAAAAATGATCTATCTGCATTTCAAACCAAACTTTATCAATCAGGTTTAACTACAGATCAACTCGCTAACTACAATAAAGTTTTACGTAAATCGGCTGAGGATGCTGCTGAATTAGATAAGTTTTTAGCACCTCTTCCTGAAGAGCAAGCTTTACTATTAAAAAGTTTAAGTCCTAGAGAAAAGCTATTATCTGAAATACTTACAGCTCAAACTGGTGCTGCAAACATAAGTGCTAAATTTACTGACTTCAGTGCACAAGCTGTTAATTTAAATTCAGCAGGTGGTAATGCTGTTACTTGGAAAGGTACTCAAACTTCTGCACAAAAACAAGAATATTACGAACGCTTTATCCAGCAACAAATAAAGGATGGTGATTTAACACATAGTCCTGAGTTATTTGCAGAGTATTGGAAACCCGGATTTGATAAGGTTTATCAAACTGAACTCGCAATTGATAATCAACAAAAAAGAGCTGTACGTAAAACTGTTAATGAAGCTAAAAAACAGGAACTTATATTTAACGCTGTTAACACATTAAAACCAGATAGAGGTGTTACTGATTTCTTAAACATCGTAGAAGCTGAAGCTGTTAACTATGGTGGTAATTTAGGAAAGACTTTTGATGCTTTATATGATGAATACATTGTAAAGATGGTTGAAGATGATCAAGTTACAAGAGATCAATTTTATGGATTTCTTGGTGGTTTGATGAAGCATAAAGGTGCTGGTGAGATAACTATGTTAGAAGGTATGGGAGATAAAAAACTTAGATTAGAAGAGTTAAATAAACAATTTACAAAGAATGAAATAGAACGTGCTAAGAATCAACAGGAATTACAAAAAACAAGAGCTATAAGTGCTGAGACAGTAGCAGTTAAGGAATTGATAAATGGTTTTGCTGACGGTACTAAAGACTTAAAAGATTTAGAACAAGCTGAAGGAGAGTTATTAAGGCTGGGGTTAGAGAGTAAAAAATTAGCAAATTTAAAAAAAGGTTATAAAGCTACACCTAGCAATATTAAAACTATCAATGAAAATTTTGATCGTGCTTACAAAAGAGGAGACTTAACTACCGATATGGTAGAAAAAGAAGGAATACCACTTTTAGAAAATAAATGGCTTAATAAAGCTAAAAGATCCGAAGAAGCTCGCACCTCGAATACTTATAAAATACAAAAGAAAAATGTAGGTACTATTGTTAAAGCTAAATTTGGGTCCTTACTAGATAGCGTACAATCAACACAAGGTGGTGAAGTACAAGCAGCTATAGATAAATATTTCCAAACTAAAGTAAATGAGTACTTAGAACAAGAACCTAAATTACCTCCAGAGACTGCAATTAATACTGCTGCTAATGATGCAAGTACTTGGTTTTTTAATCAAAATGCGAATGAAACTGATTTGTTTTATGTAGATAAACAAGCAACTGAACCCGGTCAAGATGTCTTTCCAAATTTTAGAAAAGCAGAGGAAGCAAGGTTTCAAACCTACAAACAGAAATGGGATGAAGCAGATCTTCTTAATGAAGATATAGCTACTGATTACGCTGTTAGGAAAGCGAGTACATTTATAAAAATAAAACAACATAAGGGTGATATAGAAATTGCCTTAGATCAACCTTTAGTATTTTTAAATAACTCTGAGGTTGAGGATGCGATCAACGCATTTAATGATGGCTCAATAACTCCATGGTTAAGGAAAATATCTGCTGAATTTAATAAAGATCCATTTGAAGTTTTATCTAGACAAGCTACGGCTTTAGGATATGAAGATGAATTAATTCCAACAAAACCAGATTTTCTAGAAGCTATTGATGTATCTGCTAGTCCTGATTTGGTTTGCTTAATGCGTAAGGTGGGAATTGAAAATTTACCTGATCAAACAGCTAAAAGGCTGTGTCTAAGTATGGCAGAAGATGGCATGAAAAATAAAAAACTTATAGAAATTCTCTACGGAGAACAACCTATTGAACGACTTAATTCTGAAGAATAATGACAGTAACTCCTACGGGAGGCAGTGGTGAATATTCACAAGATCAATTTAATGAATTATATGATCAAGCAATAGAGGACGCAAATGCTGTTAATCAAGTGCCAGCAGAACAACCTCCTGTTGAAAGTGAGAATAAACCAACTGAATCCAAAACTTTCGAGGATAGACGTGATGCGAGAAAAGGGGATGCAAGTAAAGCAAAAGATTTATTTGTAGAAGATAATCCTGATGGTACTTTATTAGGACCTGACGCTCGTACTCCGATTGCCCGAAATTTATATGAAACAACTTCCGCACCCTCACAGGGATTAGTGGATACAATTACTGATACTTTTAATTTCTTTACAGGAGCAGTACGTAAGCCATTTAAAATTCCTGATGTACCAAAGGTTGGGAAGTATGAATCTAATGTAGCTCAAGCTTTAAGAAACATATCTGGATTAGTAATACCCTCTATGGGTTTTAAATCTATGCTTATAAAAGGTGCTACTAAATTACACTTATCTGGTAAAGCAGCTCCTTGGTTACAACGCTTAGGTAATAAGAAATCATTTGCATGGTTTAGCAAATTTGGTGCCGATGTTGGAACATCAACGGCTGTAGATTATGTAGCTGAACAGAACCAAACTGATGACAACCTTATAGCTACACTTAAAGATTTCTGGCCGAGAACTTATCAGTTTATCCCAGATGTCTGGGCAACTAATGATGATGATACTGCTGATATTAAAAGAAGTAAAAACGTCAATGAAGGCGCAGTCTTTGGTACTCTTGGACATATTGTCGAAGGTATGGCTTTCTTAGCAAAAGCTGGGAAGAGTACAAGGAAAGCTACCTATCTTGCTGCTGATGTTGGTAATCAAAAAAGATTAGATGAATTAACTAAAGATGAGTTTACTGATATTAGTTTTTCTAATAATCCAATAGAAGACAGCATAATGAGGAACACAGCTCGTAGAGAGAAAGAATTAGATAATTTAGGTACATATTTAAAATCTAGAAATCCAGATTCAACTGAACCTCTTTTAGGAGTTCATGATGTCTTTGATGGTAAAGAATCAAATCTCATTAGTAAATCACCTACAGGTGTAATAGGTGCTGCTGTTGATGCAGCTCAAATTGCTAATAATGTGAGAAGTTCATATGGAAGATTAGGCAGTGTAATAACAAATGCTGCTCTTAAATATGGATTAGAAATAACAAATAGAACTGATGAAGTCATAATAAAAGACTTAGCTGCTCAGCTTAAAGCAGGTGGTAAATATTCTAAGCAATTAGCAACTGGTGAAGTTATCTCACAAGAGATGATTAAAGAAGCTGGTGAAAGACTTACAGAAATACTTATTGATCCGAGGATGCAACCCGGAGACATGTTTAAGTTACTTGATGAATTTAAAAATACATTAACTGATGGAACCAAGGTTATAGACGATATTGGTTATGCCGGGGTTATGGGAGCCATGAAAGGCTACTACAGAGATGTATTAGACATGGATATGCTTAAAGCTAAGGCTTATCTAACTACTTCATTAGGTGGTCAGATTTCTGATATTGCTGAAGGTATGCGTTTAATGGATGATTCATTAGTCGTAAACCAAGCTATAGATCAAATAGCTGACAGACTTGAATACTTAATGGTAGAGAAAGGTTTGGCTGCTGCGTTTGCTGGAAGAACATTACGTAATAAGAGATTATGGGAAACAGCTAAATCATCTAAAAAAGCACAAAAAGCTTTAAATGATGCTGCGTTACTTGAGCATAAGAATGCAATTGAAGAGTTAATACCTGATGCTAAGAATTGGGCTGAAACTATGAGAAGGGTTGCAAAAAACAATCCTGATTTCTTAAAGCCATTAATGTTAGCTAATGAGTTTACTGATGGAAATATAGATAGTTTATACAAGCTAAACAAAGCTGCGATGCACAAATTTTCAACGCTTTCCAAAATAGCTTATGACTCTAATCCTGAACTACCTTCTCTAGTAAATAAGCAGTTTATGAGTACAGTTTTTAACAATACTCTAAGTGCGTTTGCTACTCCTATTAGAGCCTTAACTGGTAACGCTGGTGGATTGGTTAGTAACTTTGTTTCACCAATGGTAGGAAGCCTTATAAGTGGCGATCTGAATACTATGAAACGTGTGTTCTGGGGACATTGGGCATTGTCTGATACTTTCAACAGATCTCTAAAACATATGAGTCTGGTATACAGAAAAGCAGCTACAGATCCTACTAAACTTTCTTATGTAATGAGAGACGATGTAAGGATAAAAATTGCTGATGATATTGCTTGGCTTACTTCATATGCACAAGCTGCACAAAAAAATGGTGAAGATGGTCCAATGGCTATTCTTAACCTTTATGAAACGTTAACTGACCTAGCTCAAGATCCTACTTTAAGATTTGGTACTAATGCTATGACTGCTTTAGATGGATTTTCAAGATCCGCTTTAGCTAATGTTGAAGCTCGGTATATGGCGTTTGATAAATTAGTTGATGAAGGTGCTGATGTAACTGCTGGTGGAATTAAAAAAGCTTCTGATGATGTTTATAAAACTTTCTTTAATGAAGATGGAATGATCACAAATGAAGCGGTTGAATATGCTAACAGTGAAATTGCTCTTAACTTAGATAATAAATTTGTAGATGGATTTGGAAACTTATTAAACAGATTTCCAATCGCTAGAACACACTTTATGTTTCCGCGTACGTCTGTAAACGTATTAGATATATTTACTAAATATAGTCCCGGTGGAGTTTTTGCAAAAGAATATCAACAACTCTGGGGACCTTTAGGTTTAGCACCGGGTATGGGTAAAAAGTTTGAAGATTTTGATATTGAAGAAATAGCTGAAGTTTTAACTCGTCACGGGCAACCAGTAGATAAACACTTTAAGGCTAGATTTGAAACTATTAGAGCTACTGCAAAAGGACGTGTTGCTATTGGAACTATGTCAACAATGGGAGCTTTAAAACTTTTTAGAGAAGGAGCTATTACAGGTAACGGACACTATGACAAATCTAGGCAGAGAGCAAGAATCAAACTTGGTTGGAAACCTAAGATGATAAAAATCCCGGGAACAAATATAGAAGCTTCTTATGAATTTCTTGGACCTATTGGTGATTGGTTAGCTATGACAGTAGACCTTGCTGATAATTTTGATCTTGCCAGCTCATCTTGGTTAGAAGAAAGGTTTCAAAAAATTTCATTTATTCTTGCAGCGTCTCTTACAAACAAATCAGTTTTATCTAATGTTGAACCACTGAACGATATTCTCCAAGGTGATGTCAAAGCTTTAAATAGATGGGCAGCATCAATGGGTAATAATTTCTTACCTATGGGTGGTTTTAGAAACGAAATTGGTCGTGTACTAAATCCAGCATTGAGAGATATTAAAGGTGAAATGGTTGATAACTGGAGAAACCGAAACAATTGGCTAGATGTTTTTGATCCAAATAGATCTTTACCATTATTACATGATCCAATAGATGGTGGTTTAGTTGGTTATCCAGAAAATTTTTGGACAAGAGCTTGGAATGCTTACAGTCCTATAAAAGTTTCTGAGTCAATATCACCTCACAAACAATGGTTAGTGGAAGCTGAATACAACTTCTCTCCACAACTAGCAACAAGTACAGGTGGAGCAACTTTAGAAAATCATGAAAGATCAGCACTTGGTGCAAAGATTGGAGAGCAAGGAATATTTAAAAAAGAAGTAATAAAAATAATGAAAGATGCTGAGAAGATTACTTATAGAGGTCGAGAGTTTCCTGAATTAAAAAACATTAAAGGATTTATACCAATACTTAAAAAATTAAGAAGTGCAGGTGTATCAAGTGAAGACCTTGAAATTAAAGATTTTAATCAAATTTATAGTCGCTTAGATAAAGCTTTTGTTAAAGCTAAAAAGATTGCAGAAAGCAGTCTTGATGCTGGGATACTTACTGGTATAAGAGCCAGAGAAATTAAGAAAGAAGAAATTAAAAGCAAGATGAAAGGTGGCGATGTGGATAAAGTTTTAAAACTAGCAAACGAGGAATAACATGGCACAAAATTTACATCCCGGAGGTACTAGGGGACCTTTCACATATGACTTTGAGTCTTTATCAAGTGATGATATAAAAGTTAGTGTAGAAGGTAATTTAAAAAGTCCTTCAACATATGATTTAGTTTATAACTCTGACACAGGCGGTACAGTTACATTTAAAAATGATCAACCAGTACCACCAAGTGGTGCTGATAAAGTTCGTATATTTAGACAGACTTCTGGTAGTACTTTAAAACACGAGTTTCAAGCTGGATCTTCTATAAGAGCTAGTGATCTTAATATTAATGATAGACAAGCTTTATATGTTGCTCAAGAAAATAGAGAGAGTTTAAATAACCTTGCATTAGGTGGTGCTAGTGGTGTTGGGATTACTATTAATGGAAGTCATATTGAAGACGGATCTATTGACTCAGACAAGATAGCAAATTTACAGGTTAAAGATGTTGACTTATCTTCAAGTACAGGTACTGATTCTGACAGAGCTGTAACTACAGATCATATACGTGACGGTGCGGTGACAGATGCCAAACTTGCTACTGGTATAACTGGATCAAAAGTTACTCCTAATTTTGGATCGCAAAATATAGTCACAACTGGAACTCTTAGTTCTGGAGATATGACTATATCTGACAATTCTCCAAGAATCCTATTTACTGAATTAAATGCTGACCCTGATTATAAATTAATATCAGAGGGTGGTAAATTTATAATTCGTGAGGAGGATAATCAAGCAGATAGATTAGTTGTAAATACAGATGGACACATTGATATAAATAATCATCTTGATGTTAGTGGTGGTGCTGACGTAACAGGCAGCCTAACAGCTCAGGACCTCACATTAACTAATAATCTCACTTTATCTGATGGTAACGCTGATAATAAAGGTTTATTTTTTAACGGTGATCCACTCGGTGGAAGTGACGATAAAGCCTTTTTAAGATACTATTCTGATACTGGGAGTAACGGTGATACAAGATTACACCTTGGTTGCTTAGGTGATACTAATGATGAAATATACCTTGAAAGTCATAAAGTTCATACATCAAATAATTTAGAAGTTGGTGGAGTTCTTAGTGCTGCTTCATTTTTAGGTTTACCTGTACAAGACGTAAAAGTTGCTTGGAATGCTACTGAAACTAATTTTGGAAACAATAGCAGTTGGCATACTCATCTTGAAGTTGGACCATTTACTAATGTAACTAACTCATCTAAATTTTTAATCGTAGCAGTATATGACATAAAGAATGAAAGCAGTAGTACTAACTGTGGTACTGAAGCAAGGATAACTGAGGTAAATGGTACGTTAACTAATAATAATACTAATACTCGTTATGCAACCAGTTACTTAAAATACAATCATATTGAATTTGATCGAGCAAGTAACACAAGTAATAGAACTTATAGATTGCAATGTAGGGCTAGAAATAGTCATACCTCTTGTAACGCATTTATGGATGATGCTTTCCTATGTGTTTTTCACCTGAAACCATCTTAATTAACTAATAACAAAACAAACAATGGCATACCCAAGTAAATACACGAATGCTCAGGTAGAAATATTAGGTGTACCAGTAAACCCAGCTAAACAATTAGTTGCTGGTTCTGCATCTAGTAATACTGCCCTGACAACTACAGTTCAACGTATCTCAATGAGAGCAGTTGGAGCTGATATAAGATTTAGCATTGGAGAAGGAACCCAAACTGCTAATGGTAATACAAGTCCTTTTATCGCTAATGGTGAAAGATTAGACTTTGCTGTTCCTTTAGGAGCAAACATAGCCGTCATCAGAGATGGCACAGTAAATGGAACTTTAGAACTCACGGAGCTTATTTAATGAAAACGACTGCTTCAAGGGCGAGTGCAGTCAGTCAAACTAGAGGTTTTGGTGATCTTCTATATGACAAGGCTGGAGCTCGCCCGTCCTTAGACCTAGATTTTGCTGGCACAGGTAGTTTAAGAGATAAGATAACTGGAGATTATTTAGTAGATCATACGAGAGCAAGTATAGGTACATATATAGATAGTGAAGGGTTGGTTAAGTCAGCCGTTAAAAATTCAATTTTACAGAGTGAAAATTTTACAAGTGGGTGGATTACTGGACAAGGTACTACAACTCTTAGTTCAGTATTATCTCCTACTGGAACACAGGGTGTATACCATTATGTTCCTAATACTACTAATTCTAATGCTCATTTTGTATATCGAGATCTAACTAATTTTACTGGTGTCATTTCATTACATGTTAAAAGTGCTGGTTTGTCACATATAAGTTTATTAGGTCAACATACGAATAATAACACCTTAGCTAGTGGTGCTTCTTTCAATTTAACTAATGGAACTGTACACACTACTCATAATTCTACAGGTGCTCAAATTATAGATTTAGGAGATGGTTGGTACAGGATTTCACTTATTGCAACTAATGCTCAATATTATGTAATTCAACCTCATAATGGTCAAACACCTGCTACCAATTACAGATTTAGAGTTACATATGCTGGTAATGGAACTGATGGAGTTTATATATGGGGTGCTCAATATGAAGATGGAGCTACGGAACTTGGCGAGTATGTTAAAACAACATCAACAACAAACTCAGCACCACGATTCACCCATGAGCGTGTTGAAACTGGGAACTTATTACATGCTTCTAATACCTATCAAGATTGGCTTACTGCAGATGGGAGTAGTAGCGGAACAACTACTGTTACAGGTAATCGAGCTTTAGCTCCTGATGGTACTTATTCAGCATTTCAGGTTGACTTTGCAATTGGTAACGGAGGAACATCAAATGATCGTTCAATGCTCAAAATACCAACAGTTGGTATGGCTTTAAATGGTAAACCTTATACAGCTAGTGTTTATTTAAAGACTACTGACGGTACCACAAAAGCAATGAGTTTAGGTACAATATCTGGAAGCAGTACTACAATTACAGTTACTGGGGAATGGCAAAGATTTGAAAATACAAGCACTCCGGGTTCAGACTTAGCAAATCAACCACTTAATATTAGGTTAAGAGGTAACGAGGGTACGGCTACATCGGCAAGTGTCTATGTATGGGGAGCACAAGCTGAACAAAGTAAATCTGCTTCTTCATTTGTCCCTAGTATTAACACATTTACAAGCCGTGCAAGTAATGCGACATATGTTGATAGTGCTGGGTTAGTTAAAACTGCCTTTAAAAACCACTTTCCTTATACCGAAAGTCTCTCTAATTCTTGGCATCTTGGAATAACTAATGTTCAATTAAATGCTGGTACTTCACCTGATGGAGATAATACAGCAATAAAATTAATTCCAAAAACTTCAGGTTATACCAGTACTAATTATGTAGGAACATATACAAATACAGTTTCTGGCGTTGACGGAGTGTTTTCAGTATATGCAAAAGCTGCTGGTTATAATTTTATAACTTTAAAAATGCAAACTGACCAAGTTTGGTTAACAAAAGGTGCTGTATTTGATTTAAGTAATGGTACTATTCCATTTATCTCTGACTATGCTAGTGCAGAAATAAAAAATGTAGGAAATGGTTGGTATAAATGTATTGTTACACCTGTTCATACTAGAGCTATAACAGTAGCTGGTTTTATACCTTCAGATAGTGCAAACGTAAGATTAAATGCTCATTTAACTCCTGAAAACTTTATAGGTAATGGTACAGATGGTGTTTTGATATGGCATCCTATGCTTACTAATGATCGTACTAATGAAGGAGAATATACAGCTAACTTAGGAGCAACTATATCAGGTGCACCACGCTACAGCCACGACCCAGAAACATTAGCACCAACAGGTTTGTATTTGGAACCTCAAGCAATTAATTATGCGCGGATTCAATCATCGCAACAATATACCTATAGTGATATTACAGCTCCTGATGGATCAAATACTATTTTTGATAATCCTAGTACTAGCACAACTAAATTTATAACTTCTCCTTTAGGAAATTACACACCAGTTAATGGTCAAACTATTACTGTTTCTTATTGGGCTAAACATAGAGATGCAGCAAGATCAAACCATACTGGAGTTGGTAGAAACAGAGTTAGATTTCAGGTAAGAAAATGGGCTAGTTCACAGGCAGCTACTGTGTCATTTTTTTATGACATCACTACTCAAACAATAGATTCAAATCATACGACTGCTGGAACAACAACAAGATTTGAACCTTATCCAAACGGTTGGTATCGTATAAGTCATACATTTGTTACTGACTCAGCATTTACCAGTAATACCAACGTACTTTTTTATCAATATCAAGGTGGTGCTACTGCAATACATGCAGATCTTCCATATGTATGGGGTTTTCAGTATGAAGTTGGATCTTATGCTACTTCATATATACCTAATGTAGTAGACGCTAACGCTTCAATAACTAGAGCAGCAGACGTATATACCTCAACAGCTAATCTTACAGAAACCTTTGAACCAAAAGGTTTGTTGATTGAAGAAGCTAGGACAAACATTGTTAAATTTAGTGAGGACTTTACACATAGATCTCCAAGTGATGGTTGGAACAATCATGGTGCCAAGGTTACTATAACTACTAACGCTACAACAGCACCTGACGGAACACAGACAGCAGATAAACTAATACCAACGACTGATTACAACGCTAATCATCTAACGTACCATACAACAAATAGTGATGGTATAGCTTCAGTCTATGCTAAAGCTGGTGGATATAATTATGTTTCTGTAATTTTGCAGAAATCTAATAACACTTCTGCGGGAGTTTCAGTAAACCTTACAAACGGTACTATACACGCTACTCAAAATGCTCATGCAGATACTAAAGTACAAAATGTAGGCAATGGTTGGTATCGAATTATTTTAAGAAGTTCAACTACTGGTCATAATCATTATTCTATTCAACCTCATAATGGCGGAACACCAGATACTACTTACTACTTTAGAACTACGTTTAATGGAGATGGAACAAGTGGAGTATTTGTTTGGGGTGCTCAACAGGAAGCTGGTACATTTGCAACTTCTTACATACCAACATCAGGTTCAGCAGCAACCAGATCAGCCGATATTGCATCAATAAGTGGTGATAACTTTGGTACTTATAGGACTAACTTAATTACTCAAAGTAGAATCCCTAATCCATTAGGTGCTGTAGGAGTAGATAATGTATGGAGCGCAGATGCTACTACACCACCAACTGTTCAAGATTATGCAGCATTAGCTCCTGATAATACATTTAGTGCAACTAAAATTAAATTCAATAGCGTACCTCAGACATCTGGTTCCCATGGTATTGGTTTTAAGGTAGACCCTCCTTTGGCAAACTATACACCAGTTACTTTTTCATTTTATGCCAGAACTGA